TATACCACAAGTATTAGGTGTACTTGGGGGCTTAATAGGTTGGGCGATATTTAAGGATACTAACGCAGTACTTTTAGGACTTGCAAGTGTTGGAACACATCAAGTTGTTAAGCAATCACGAAATGAAGAAATAACAAATATTAATGATAAAATGGAGGATAAAAATAATGGTTAAAACAATTGAAATTACAAATGAAGCAAAGAGAATAGCAAATCTAGGAATAGGAGTTGACCAAGATGGTGCATATGGAACACAATGTGTAGATTTAATTAATTATTCATCAGTGAAATTTTTTGGTAAAGCTATATGGGGTAATGCTATCGATCTATTAAATAGTGCTGCTGCATTAGGGTATAAAGTTGAATACAACGAAATAGGAAATTTAGATAGTAAACCTAGAGCAGGAGCAGTATTTGTAATGGATACTACATACATCTATGGCCATCCATTCGGACATACTGGAATTGTAATTGAGGACAGCGATGGATACACAATGAAGACTATCGAGCAAAACGTTGATGGTAATGCAGATGCATTATATGTAGGTGGACCAGCACGTTATATGGAACGTAATTTTGATGGAATCGTTGGTTGGTTCTATTTCCCAGTGGACGATAACGAAGTAGTTGAAGAAAATTCTGATTTAATCACTCTTCCAGAAGTTCGCACATATACTGTTGGTGTAGACAAACTTAACATTAGAAATGCACCATCACTAGATGCAGAAATCGTAGGAACTTACGAACAAGGCGAGGAGTTCAATTATATGGAATTTTGCAATGCTAACGGATATGAGTGGCTTTCTTACATTTCAAATAGTGGAGAAAGACGATATGTGGCTTCTATGAATCTAGAAACGTTTGAAACTCACGGTACATGGCGTAGAAAATAACTAAATAAATCTTTATAGCCCTTACTTAATAAGTAGGGGCTTATTTTTTATGCAATTTTTTAAAAAAATTTTTAAAATATCTATTGAAATTATATCGATTAAGTGATATAATATAAGTATAAAGAACAAGAGAGGTAAAGACAATGACTAAAAAACACATCTTCACAACAGCTCACAAAATTGCAAAAGGAATTGTAAAAGAAGTAGGAAACTACCAACTAGCTTTACAATTGGCACTAAAAGAAGTTTACAGACAAGT